GTCAGCGTAACGGCCAGCGCTACTGCCGGAGAAGAAAACCTAAAGTGCGGCATCCTTGTAGCCGTACCGAGTGCTGGAATTAACCGGATTAGAATTGACAACCAAGTCGGCGAAGTAGCCGTAACGGTCTAAGTAAGAAAGGGGGAGAGATAAACAATGGCTGTAGTAACTAGCGATTTCCTGGCAGGGCTTTACCGGTCCCTGCAGGCGCTGTATAAAGACACCTACGAGAAGACGGAGGCGGACTACCAGAAGATAGCCATGGAAGTCCCCTCCACTACCAGTGAAAACCAGTACCAGTGGCTCGGTGAAGTCCCGGGTATGAAAGAATGGGTTGACGAAAGGACCCTCGAGGACCTCAAGGCTTGGGATTACACCATCAAGAACAAAGACTGGGAGTCCACCATCGCTGTAGACAGAAACACTATCGAGGACGACCAGCTGGGTATCATTCGCCCACGGGTAATGTCCCTGGCTGTGGCGGCCAAAACTCACCCGGACGAGCTGGTGTTCAGCCTGCTGGCCCAGGGGTTCAGCCAAACCTGTTTCGATGGACAGTACTTCTTCGATACCGACCATCCATTGGCTGATGGAAGCACCCAATCCAATAAAATTACTCTGGCTCTTGATGCTACCGGCCTGAAGACTGCTCTGGCTACGCTACGCAGGCTCAAGGGCTGGACAGGAAGGCCGCTCAACTTGAAGGCGACCCACCTCGTCGTACCGCCCGAGCTCGAGTGGACGGCAAGAGAACTGCTCCAGGCCGAGCGGGATGCCAGCGGGGCAACCAACATACTCCGTGGAGCTATCCCTAACATCATCGTCTCGCCGTACCTGGCGGACACCAACAATTGGTTTGTCCTGGATGCTTCCAAGCCCGTGAAACCACTCATCTTCCAGATGCGGAAGCGGCCTGAATTCGTATCCATGGACGACCCGAAACAGAGCGAGACTGTGTTCATGCGGAAGAAGTACCTCTATGGCGTGGACGCCCGCTACAATGTAGGCTACGGGCTGTACCAGCTGGCTGTCGGTTCTGAAGTCGCGTAACGGGGAGTGAGGGTTGATGCCTAAATATCGAGTCAAGGCCCGCCAGGCTCGTGGGTTCTGGCGGGCCGGGACCTTCTTTCCCGGCAACGAAAGCAAGGAAATCAATAGCGAGGACTACACCGAGGAACAGCTGGGGGCCATCCTGGGTGAAAGCATGTTAAAGGTTGAAGAAGTGCCGGAGCCCAAGGCCAAAGAGGAACCTTCGGAGCCTAAAAAGCCGAAGAAATCAAGCTCCAAGAAGAAGTCCAAGAAGAAATAGGCGGTGTGAGACATGGCGGAATTGCTTTATCACTCACAAACCGATATTGAGGAATTGTTCCGCCAGGCCAAGGTGAGCTTTACGGCTACATCGACGGTGACGGAGACGGACCTCAATAACCACATGCTCTCTACCGAGGCTTATGTAACTGAACGGCTCAGGCCTGTCTATAGGGTCCCGGTAACCGATGCGACAGCTAAGAGCATCCTGAAGCGCATCTGTGCCCGGTTGACGGCCGCAACAGTATGGCGCATTCTGAACGCGGTCACCCAACCGGGTGAATCCAATAAGGCTAAGGAATGGCAGAACGAAGCTGAAATGACTCTCGACCGCATTATTTCTGGTGAGATGGCGTTTGGCGGCGCTGCGCCGGCAGGCACAGGTAAGCCCACATCGGGGACCAAGGATAGCGAGCCCATCTGGAAGCTCAAGGAGGACCAGTGGTAATGGCTAACGGCGGCATGCTTCACCTCGAGGTGGAGGTAGTAGGCGAAAAACAACTTAGCCGGGTATTAGATGGAATTGATTCAGATATCAAAGACCTCCGCCCGGCGTGGGAGCAGATTCATAAGGTTTTCCTGGAAAAACGGCACGGTGTATTTGCGATGGAGGGAGCTTTTGAAGGTCTGCCGGCCTGGGCTCCACTATCACCTAAGTATGCCGAATGGAAGGAAAGCCGTTACCCTGGTCAGCCTATTCTAGTCCTGACCGGGCAGCTGAGGGCTTCGCTTACGGACCCCAACGACCCCAATCATTTTTACGAAGCAACTGAGAGAGAGTTAACCATGGGGTCCACCAGACGGGAGAACGGGTGGAACCTCGGCCTGCTGCACCAGCGCGGTACTTCCAGAATGCCTGCCAGGCCGCCAGCCACTCTTACCCAACCTGAAAAGAGCCGTTATGTGGGGGTCCTCCACGAGTACCTTTGGGAGGACCGGATACCTTGGTGGATTGAACGCGAGATGAAGGAACTGGACCGCGAATTCCGGCGGAAAGTATCGAAGTAGGAGGGTGGGTCATGGAGCAATTAGTAGACAAAGCAGTGGCTCTTCTTAAAACCAACATGGCGGACGAGCTTGCTGCCATAGATACTGAGCGGAATGTCGGCGGGGTGGACGTGACCACTCCAGCGCCCGGCGATGCCGCCTATTATATCCATGACCTTGCCGGCAACTTCAGACCGGAGTTTCCCTCCTGTACGGTCTTTGGCCGTCGGACTACCAACGTCAAGGACGATTACGGAGACTATCAGTTAGAGCATCACTTGGAGATAGAAGTCTATCAGGCTAACAGCAGCCAGGAGGAGCTGGCACGGCAGGTATTCCGATATGCCGAAGCCGTTAAGCGTATCCTGGCTAATCCTACCAACTGGGCGGGTGTAGCCCATGACCCTGTATTTAGTGGGGCCTTTTACTCGAATGTCGTGCCGGATGAGCAGGGGTTTCTGCGGGCATGTCGTGTGAACATTTCCGTCAAAACTTTAGAGGCCAAGTGAGGTGGTGATTATGGCCGACGAGTATATCTACCATGGACCTAGTGATGTGTTCAGGATAGGCGAAAAGGAACTAGCAAGAGACGGCCAGCCAGTAGAGCTAACCGATAAAGAGGTTAAGGCCATAAAGGCCGTAGAGGGACACCGTTTCGAGAAGGTGCAGAGCACCAGCAAGAAGGGAGGCAAATAAGCGATGCCTTTGGATGTCAGCAAAATCCATGTCGGGCCGGGCAAATTGACACTTGATGCCGGCGGGGCCAATCCCATCACGTTTGAGGCAACCGAAGAAGGCGGGCTGCTAAGCTACAGCAGGTCGTCTGAGCCTATTGAGATTGATGAAGCTATTGGCGCTGTGGGTTATTACATTACCGGTGAAGAATGCTACTTTGAGGTAGTGGCCAAAGAGACCGATGCCCAACTGCTCAAGGCGGCGTTCGGGCACGGAACGATTACCACTACAGCGCCGGGCGCGGGAGTTAAAGGGAGCGACTTGTTGGAGTTCGGCGGAACCGCTCAGGTAACTGAACATACGCTTCAGTATGTCGCGCCCAGACGGCATAACCCGAACTTAAACATCCAGATTGACCTATTTAAGGTCGTGGCCATGACCGAGGAGGAGTTGCCTTTCAAGAAGGCCGGACAAACAATGTATCGCTGCCGGTTCCAGGCGGTTCAGGACCTGAGCAAAGCAGAAGGAAAACGCCTCGGCTCTATTCTGATTGAGACTGCCGAAGCGACAGGATAAACCAGGGGGGATAAGTGATGAGCGAGCGTTCAGCTGATGATGTTCTCAGCCGCAAAGGGACGACCATTAGCCTCGGCGGCGAGAAATTTGAGGTCCGGCCCCTGGTGATAAAGAAGCACCGGAAATTTATGAACCGCCTGCTCGAAGAGGTCCGTTCCCTGATGGTGACGGACATGTCCGTAAACAACATGGAGGCCATTCTGGGGGTAGTCCAGGGCTTTATGGACAGTACCTTAATCGAGCTGGTGGGGCTGGGCATACCTGAGTTTGCCAGTAAGAGCCAGGACTGGATAGAAGACAACTGCACCATGGCCGAACTACAGGAAGCGCTGGGAGTTATCATCAAGGTTAACTTCCCGTGGCTAACAAATTTTCAGAGCCTCCTCAATCTGGCGATAGCCGGGAGCCAGATTGGGACGAAGGGGACATCTACGACTTGATAATGCACGAATATCCCGGTTATACGGTTCGCCGTATTGAAAACGAAATGACCTGGGAAATGATTGGCTTGCTCTTAAAAAAGATTTCCCGCCGTCGTGGGGTAAAAGAAACCGGTTTGGACCTGACCGGAGCAATAGATATTGAGGAAGCAGCCGAAATTCCCGGGTTCGGAATCAAGAAGGTGGTTAAGAATGTCTCTGGCCGGCGACCTGCTGATAAGAATACTGGGTCAAAGTGAAGGCGCGCAAAACGCCATCAACGAAGTGAAGGGCGGATTAAAAGGGCTGCTCAGTCCAGCCAACTTGGCTAAGTCCGCCCTTCGTGGCATTGGCTCCGCAGCTTCAGCAGGGCTGGCCATGGGTGTTAAGTCTACTAACGAGCTGAACCAGGTAATGTCCCAGTTCTCAGCCCAGACGGGTGTAGTCGGTGAAGAAGCGGACAAGGTACGGGCTAAAGTCCAGGAGCTTTATAAGGTCAACGAGGATGGTTATAGCGACCTGGCTGGCACTATAGCCGAACTGATGACACAGTTCAAAGCCAGCGCAGATGTGGCCGGCGAAGTTACGCAGGCCTACCTCGACTATGCCAAGGTAACCGGTCAGGATGACGTTCAGGCCACCAAAGCCATTGCCGAAGTGTCCAAGGCCTGGAACCTAAGCATTGAGGATAGCGTAAGCTTAATGGACAAACTGAAAGCGGTCCAGCAGGAGACGGGAGCCGACCTGAACCAGCTGCAACGGTATCTAAAGCGCAGTGCCGGGGCAATGCAATCGCTGGGCATGAGTATCGATGAAGGCATCGCCATGTTCGGGGCCTTCGCCAAGGCTGGTATCGAACCGCGGCAGGCCATGACGGCGTTCAATACTGCTTTAACCAAAGTTAAATCGCCTAAAGAGCTTAAGGACCTGATAAAGGACATCGAGGCCACAAAAGACCCGACCGAGGCAGCGGCCAAGGCGCAGGAGCTGTTTGGGGTCCGGGCGGGCCCGGAATTGGCGCGAGCCATCCAGACCGGCAAGCTCAATATCGATGAATTAATGCAAACCATCCAAAACAGCGAAGGCGTTGTCGCCCAAGCATCGGCAACCTATGACGACAACTTCAATGTCAAGTTTGCCCTGTTCAGGAAGCGCATAAGTGGAACAGTGCAGGAGCTGACAGACCGGTTTGGACCAGCCATAACTACCACATCTAGCTTAGCCATGGGCATGGGAGCCATATTCCCCAACCTCGGGGCAACCGTTGCCGGCGCCTTTGGGACTATGGGCCAGGCCGCCAAGGGGTTCTTCAGCCTGCTGATGGCCAACCCCATTATCCTGATAATCACGGCGATTATTGGCGCCGTTATCCTGCTCTACAAAGCATGGACCGGGAACTGGTTCGGCATCAGGGATAAAACCAAGGCGGCAATCGAGTTCCTAGTCAACCTCTTTAACTCGCTTAAGCAGAAAGTCGGGGAGATATTCGGGTCCATAACCGAGTTTCTCTCCAAGACATGGGAGGGTATCAAGAACACAGCGGCCGAGGCGTGGCAGGGTATAAAAGACCTTATAAGCGGCATATGGCAGGCACTGTTGAAATTCTTCTTAGACTACCATCCGGTGGGTATCATCATCAAACATTGGGACGATATCAAGACCAAGACTACTGAACTGTGGAATGGGATAAAACGTTTTTTGACCGAAACATGGGAACGTCTAGTCCAAAGCATAGTCCAGAAAGCTGGCAATTTGAAAGACAATGTTGTCAACCGGCTGGAGGATATTTGGTCCTACATCAAAGGGATACCTTCCAAGGCGTATAACTGGGGGCGCGATATAATCAATGGGCTATGGAACGGGGTTAAGAACGTGTTTGGCAATCTCAAGAACTGGTTCCAAGATAACGTTGTGGGCCTTTTGAACCGGCTTAACCCTTTTGCCCGGCACTCACCTTCATTGGTGGAGCAGGTCAAAGCCGGTGTGGCTGAAATCAATCGGCTTTACAAAGGTTTAGACCTTAGCCCTGTCTTATCAGTGACGCGCCCTGTTCAACAGCCAGCCGTGGCTACAGCAGGTGGACCCGTGTATCTCTATGGACCGCTGGTACGTGTAGAAAAGATGGAAGTGCGGTCCAAGGAAGACGTAGACGCTGTAAGCGAGGCCTTGTGGGGCAAAGCGGAACAAGCCCTACGCGGAGAAGGCTTCATCAGGAGGTGATGAAATATGGCCTTGCATTTTTACTTCGACGAAGCGATGACCAACATGATATCCGAAGGTGATATGTCCAACCCGGATACTGCAACCGGCTCCGGGACGACCGGTTTCACTGAAGAAAAAGCCATCTACGTAGGCAATGACAGCGCAGCCAAGCGGTATGAGAACGTAGAAGTCACGGCAGTTAATGATGACGCCAACGTAGATATTCAGTACGCGCCGGATAATGCGGGGGTCCCCGGAACATATGTGGATATCCTGAATGTAGGAAATATAGCAGCTTCGGGAGTGGTAAAAATCTGGCGGAAGGTAATTGTGGCCGCAGGACAGGCCAGCCAGAACCGGGTGGATATCAAGCACCGTGTTACCGGGACCGAATACGCGGTCTAAGTTTGGGG